CGTGATGAGGCCGTTGCTGCCTCCGCCGAGCACGTCCTTGTCCAGCTGCCCGCGCAAGTACTTGCCGTCCACGATCTCCAGCACGCCGGGCGACGTTGCAAAGTCGTCGTTTTCGCCGAAACCCTTGGTCTTGTACTTCATGGTGAACGCCGGCATGATCTGCGACAGGATCTGGAAACTGGTGATGCGCTCTGCATGGGTGGCAAACAGCCCCTCGTTGACGCCGCTATGCGCCATGAGCAGGTTCATGGCATCGCGCGGTGCGAACGACACGCCCGGGCGGGTAAACCGGTAGGAACCGAGCAGCGAGTCCTGGAAGATGCCGATGATGGACTGGTTTTTCGCCGGGCTGATGATTTGGTACGGCACGGCTGCCAAGTTCTTCAGCTCCGCCTCCGCCTCCTCGTCCTGCGGCATGTGCATGTTCATTTCATCGCCGTCAAAGTCGGCGTTATAAGGCTTGGTGTCGCCGACGTTCATGCGGAACGTGTCGCCCTGGCGCATGATGCGCGCGATGTGACACATCATGCTCATGCGGTGCAGCGTGGGCTGACGGTTGAACAGCACGCCGTCGCCGTCCATCATGTGGCGGTGCACGATGTCGCCGTTGTAAAGCACGATGTTCTCGCGGTCAGCATATCGCAGCGAAATGCTTTCGCCGCCCTTGCGCTCCAGAATCTTCGCGCCGGGGTACTCCTCCGGCCCGTTGCGCACGAGTTTGGTCAAAAACCGGCGGTTCATGTCGTTCACCACGACCGGCTTCGTGATGTTCTTCGCAATCTTGAGCGGGACGCCGAGCTCTCGGATGGAAAGATTGGGATCGGGCGTAATGACGGAACGCGCGGAGAAATCCACGCGCTTGCCCATGAGGTTGCCGCGCACGCGCCCGCCCTTGCCGTTCAACCGCTCCTTGATGGATTTGAGCTTGCGCCCGGAACGCTGGGCTGCGGGGGCGGCGCCGGGAATGTTGTTGTCCACCAGCGTGGCGCAGTAGTACTGCAGAACCATGTGCCACACGTGCGCCTGGGCGCCGTCCCGCATCTTTTCCTGGAGGGTCTTGTTCGCCTTGACAATGTTGACGATGATGTGCGTCAAATCATCTTCACTGCGCTGCTGGCCGTCCATTTTGATGGAAGGGCGCACGGCGGGAGGTGGCACCGCCAGCACCTGGCAAATCATCCAATCGGGACGGGAGAACACGGGGCTGAAGCCCATGAACGACACGTCGTCGTCGCTGATCCTGCGAAAGATTTTGAGAACAATGTCGGGGGTGAGTTGCATGTTCATTTTTTGGGCGTCTTCTTCACCCTTGACGATGTCGCTGTCCCACTCTGCAATGAGGGTTGCCAAGTTGTCTTTTCTGATTTTTTTGGGCATGAGGCACCCACAGCCGTCTTGATTGTCGTCACCGCAACGCTTGACCTTGCTGGCCACGCCGAACACGTACGACCAGCGCTCATCCGGCGACATTTTCAGCGCTTGCTTGTGCTCGTCCTTGTTGATAAGGAGTCGGCTGCATTTCAGACACACGCAGCGGAGGATCTTGTGAATGGTGGATAAGTGCTGGTAATAAAACACCGGCATGGCAAGCTCAATTCTGCCAAAGTAGCCCGGAGTATTCATGTAATCCAAGCCATCGGTGGGGCACAACATTCCGGGTTCGGATACTCCCATGTAGGGGCAAAACAACCCGCCCAGCACGGGCTTGTTTCCAATGTAGGTGTCACGACTCGTGATCTCGGTCACGGCGCCTTTTCTGATTTCTTCAGGGGAGAGGATGCTAAACTGAATTCCCACAATTTTTGACACGCGGGGTTTTGATGCGGTTGTTGTTGTTGTTGTTGCCATTGCCGTTGCCATGATTAATGATGATGAAGCCTCCTTATACTAACTAAATAATATTTAGATTGTTTTGCCATTCAATTTTTAGCGAAAATGAAAATGGGAAAAATGGGTTGCGATTAAAAAAAAAATTGAAAACAAAAAAAATGAAATAAACACATCCCAACGCAATAACGCAATCGCAATCGCAATCAACGCAATCAATCACGATCCGATGCCCATTACTCTTTCAACCATTCCATCCAAGACCAAGAAATCAACGAAAACCACCAAGAAACAAGACGATGCTGCGCGCACGTATAAGAGCAATTTGAATGGACCCGGTCCCAATGTGCCGCAGCCACCATCGCCCGAAAGTGATGCGACTGACAATGACGAACAAGAGCCTCATCCTCAAACCGCAATCATCACCCCCAACCCATCAACCAGTGGTGAACTCAACAGCAGCAGCAGCAGCAGCAGCAGCAGCAGCAGCAGCAGCGCAATCGGCGCAACCAAGAAAAAATCAAAAAAAACGGACACTTTGTCGCAGCGATTGGAAGTGAACAAGTTGTTGTCCAACTTGTATCCATCCAACCACATTACTGAAAAGGTGGCTGCGCTTGAATCGTTGAGCACCATATTGGGCGCGGGCGCGGGCGCGGGCGCGGGCACAGTGGCAACAGAAGATGTGCCAAAAATAACCCGATCCCGGTCCCGATCCCGAAAAGAGACCGTGTCAAATCAAGATCAACAATCACAACAAACCCCAAAATCACAACAACCCCCAAAATCACAACAAACCCCAAAACCCCAGGATCAGGATCCAGTTGCAAGTGCAATTATTGCCACTGCGTTCGGTGAACCGTCTTCAGAAGCAAATTTCAAGACTCCGCCCTCATCTCCGCCATCTGCGAATGCGCCCGGTGCGCCCGGTGCGCCGAAAAAATCAACCAGATCAACCAAGACGACGAACGCTGCCTCCTCTGCCTCCTCTTCCAAAAAAAAACAGAAACAGAATTTCAACATCATCATTCATGTTGAACCCCAACCGAATGAAAATGCCAGTGCAAATGCCAGTGCGAATGCGAATGCCAGTGCCAATTCGGACATATCAAAACGTCTGGATTTTGGGAAAAAAAACACCCCAAGACAAAATGTCACGATGGACGACGATGATGACAGCGATGAAGACTACGTTCCTAGTTCGGACAGCAGTGGGTCATGGAGCACGTATGACGACGACGACGAGTACGACGGCGACGAGTACTATGACGACGATGACGATAGCTATTATTCGTCCGATAGCAGCAGCAATGACGAGTCCGACGACGTCAGCACGGAAGAGCTGGACCAGCTGCAACAAAAACACATGGCGGAAATGAAAATGCTGCAATCGCTGCGCGCAACATACGAAGACTTGCTTGCAAGCGACAAAACCAATCGCATCGTTGCAAAACAGTTGAAAACGCTGAAAGCATCGGAAGAAAAAATCAAGCAAGAGCTGGAGCAACTCACGCACACACAGAAACGCAAAAACTCCAAGAAGTTCCGCAAGCTGCTGCGCAGGAAAAGCTCCACCAACGATTTGGATTACTTCAAGAAGCACCTCACCATCCAGCAGCAGCGCGCCATGATTGACGAAATGAACGCGGTTGCCAAAGTCACCGAAATTGAGAAGCCCTACAAGCTCACGCTGCTGGAATCCGACATTCCGCGCGACATGAAGGCGGTCGCTATCCGGAAAATTGGCATGCTGCAATACATGGAACCCGGCTGCGGCGAGTACTGCAAGCTGAAGACCTGGGTGGATGCGTTCATGCAGATCCCCTTCAATCGCAACAAAAATCTGCCCATTACGATTTCCGACGGCGTGGAACAATGCCATGAATTCATGACCTGCGCCAAATCCCGGTTGGACACGGCAGTCTACGGTCTCAACGACGCCAAAATGCAGATTATGCAGATGGTCGGGCAGTGGATAGCAAACCCCGCTGCCATCGGCACGGCGGTTGCCATTCACGGCCCCCCCGGCACGGGAAAGACGTCGCTGGTGAAGGAAGGCATCAGCAAGATTCTGGGGCGCGACTTTGCGTTCATTGCGCTTGGCGGTGCAACCGACAGCAGCTTCCTGGAGGGGCATTCCTACACGTATGAGGGCAGCATGTGGGGCAAAATTGTGGACATTCTCATTCGCTGCAAGTCCAGCAACCCGGTCATCTACTTTGACGAGCTGGACAAAATCAGCGAAACGTCCAAGGGCGAGGAAATCGTCGGCATCCTCACGCACTTGACCGACACGTCGCAGAATTCGCAGTTTCACGACAAGTACTTTTCGGAGGTGGCGTTTGACCTGAGCAAGTGCCTCTTCATCTTCAGCTACAACGACGAAAGCCGGGTCAACCCCGTGCTGCTTGACCGCATGTACAAAATACGGACCAAGGGGTACAGCACAAAGGACAAGACGTTCATTGCGCAGAACTACTTGATTCCGCGCATTCGGACCGAGGTCGCGTTCGCAGAGGGCGACATCATCATTCCCGACACGGTGGTAGAACACATTGTGGAAAATCACACCAACCATGAGGCGGGTGTGCGCAATTTGAAGCGCTGCTTGGAAACCGTGCACACGAAGCTGAACCTGCATCGCCTCATGCGTCCTGGCACGCAGCTGTTTGATGAAAAAGACAAATCCTTTGAAGTCTCATTCCCCTACACAGTGAGCTGTGATGTGGTGGACAAGCTCATCAAAAAGAATGAATCCGACCGCCCCAATCTGAACCTGTATTTGTAGGTAATTTGTGGTAATTGTAATTTGAAAATAAATAAATGGAAAAAAAATGAAAGTTAATTTCATTTTTTGTTATTATAAAAGAAGCCGCACACATACGCGCCGCAGGAGGCATTAGTGTTTAGAAGGGAACCGGTTGTCAAGAATTCGGTTGGCACCCCAACTAGCAGCGCCACCAATGACACCTCCGGCCAGAGCCTTGCCTACAAAGGCAGCGCCCGCGATAACAACCGGTGCAATTTTGGCATCGGGTGAAGAAGAAGAAGAAGAAGAAGAAAATGATGGATCACTGTTCATGCTTATGCTATATATATTGCTATATATATTGCTATATATTATATATTATATATTACATTCAATATATAATTTTTATGTACATTTTTTCATTTATTTATTTAAGTTATTTCGTTAATGCACGTGATATGTCTTAAAACTCGCTAGTGAGAGTGCGGTTGCCGCCGCGCTGGTTCAAATAGTCCAACTGCTTCTGGCTGGCGCAAACGCAGCCCGTGCTAGAAGAGTAATAGCTCGGGCAGCATTCCGGCTTAATTGGGTTTTCGGCAAAAATCAAGAGTTCGCCGGGTGGGAGCGGAATGGCGCCGCCCTTGTAGTACTGCCCGGACTTGGTGTTGTCGTGGCTTCCAACGTGTTTTGCATAATTGAGGGCGGCGTGTTCCCAATCCGACACGGAATCGTATACGCTCGCGCGTATGTTTGCCGCGTTTCTTGACACAAACGTTTCCTTAATCACATTTCCAATACTGGCAGGCGCGCCATTCACGGTGAGCGAGGTGCAGCTGCAAAATAAATGGGAGCCTAGGATCATGCCAATGATTAAAAATAAAAGCACAATAAATTTTGTCTCCATTGTTGCGTTGTGTTGTTGTTGTGTACTGATTATATGTATGATTATATATAATCAAAATATAAATATTTTAGATTTTGATTGGTTACCCGCCCTAAACTATTTTATTTTATTTCAACGCTTGGGCGGAGATGGAATGAAGGAAAGCCCGCTAATCTTCATCGTTTGCGCCAAAAAATTCGCGATTATTCCCATCGGGATTGCAATGGCGATGTACACCGCAGTCAACGCAATGCCCGTGGCGGTCATTGCAATCACGGCAGGAACGCCAAACGGCCCAAACGCAATCGCAACCGCCACCGCAATCCAGACCGCGACAATTACGGCTCCCATTGCAATCAAAATGATGACGATGATCTCAAAAACGGACTTCAGCCCTGACACCAGCGTCAAATACGTCCCGTAAATGGTGTACAAATATGCCGTGATTATGCCTATCATTTTGCTAACGGAGTCGCGCAGCTTGATCATGATGATTATGATGGGCTGCATGATGTTGAGAATTCGCGACATGATATCTGCCATAACGGACGCCAGCGCGGTTCGCACGTTGTTGATCAATTCGCGCATGCTGTTCAGCGCGCTTGCAATCCCGCTGAGTATGCTTCCCGCCAGAGACTGGGCGTAATACAGGGGGGTCATGTACGACCTCGCCACGTCGTTCATTATGTTTTGAAAGCAGTACTCAAAATTCATTTGCGTGTATTCGGTTTGGGACATGTCGGTGGGTTTCATGACCATGCCCGCAAACGGCATGTAAGACGGGTTGCAGCGATACACCGGCCAGTTTTCACGAATGACCGTTGCATTCGCGCGTATTTTTAAATACGTGTAGGCGCACAAATACAGAAAGAGGATGAGCAGCGCCAATAAAATGTCGGTTAAAACCCGGTCAAATATCTGGTTTTTGTACAAGAACTTTATCCATGACGAAAATTCAACCGGCTGGTTTGGAACCGCCCTCATTGCTGGTTCGTTCATTTCAATGACTTCAATGAAATGGTCTATTAATAATTCTGGTTATTTGTTTTTTTACAGTTCCCCCCTAAATCTTGCCGTGATTGCTGTGATTACAGCGACCGTATCACTTGCCCAATCGGCCCGTTCCACGTGCTTTGCATGGTCTTCATGCCGGTGTCCATGGTGTACATGGAGGTGGTCATTATTCCGATGAGCTTTGAAACCATGTCCTTC